ATTGTTGTTCCATGTTCCGCTTGAAAAAGTCCAAGTTCTCGCTGTGCTAGGCTGATCAGTAACCGCAGTTGATGATCTTTTATAAGCATATACATTAGCTGTATTAAAACCATCTTCGCCATCAATTGCTGCTGCATCTGTCGTGGCATTTACAGGAGTTTGTGCGTTAAAGTCAGAGTCAGATGTTTTATTGCCTGTTAAATCAACAGACTTAAACTTGTAATAAAACGCAGTTGCATCTGCTAGGCCACCATCTAAATGTTCAGCCTTTGCACCAAATCCACCTGCAACATTAGATACCTCTGCATAAGTACCGCTAGAGCTTGTCGATCTCCAAATCTCTACATTATTAAAATCTTTCTGGCTTGGATTAGTCCACGCTAAACTAATTGACTTGTAACCTGCTGTTGCCGTGATCGATGTTGGTAACGATGGTGCTGTTGTATCTGTTGCCGCAGTTGGCGTTGCAGAAACATAGGCGCTAGAAACACCAATCTCATTAACTGCTTTCACCCGGACGTTGTATTGCTGACTGTTTCTAAGCCCTACTATTGTAAACGGACTGCTATTTGTCTGTTGTGCAATATATTCTGATGCTGTGGTTAGCTTATGCTCAACGATGTAATGATCTGTAAAGGCATCATCAGCATTTGTCCAAGCAACATTAAAAGCGGTGTTAAATGCTCCATCAGCAGTGAGAAAAGAGTCACCAGTAACAACAAGATTAGTAGGTGCTGCGGCTGTTGTTCCATCATAAATACTTACCTCTCCCCCGCCTAAGAAAACCTCTTGATCCGAGGCTGACCAATCCCATATAGATGATGCTGTCTCTATAGCCTCAACATTGACAACCATTTGATTAGCACTAAAGGCCATCGAGTAACCGACAACCTCAAATACTTTACCTGAGTAACCTAGTCGGGTATTCGTAACGCTTATATTGTCCCCAATCTTGAATTTAAGCGCAGTTAGATTACAAGGTATGGTTATGGCTTCTTGTTGCCTAGAACGGAACAGAGCGAGCTTTGCGAGCCTCTGAGCGCGTACATTGTTAATGGTGTAAGGCAAGGGCATATCAAGGTAGATAGGATCGCCATCTTGCGCGGCATAAGTGCTTGATATTTGTGCAGGGTAGTCAGCAACAACATAGTTATCTTCTTCGCTAACAAAGACCCCTTTAACACCGTTGTATGCGTTTCGTCTTGACTGCTTAGTTTGTACGCTGATCTCGCCTATAATCATAGACTCATCAATCGTAACGCTAGGCGCTACATACTCACCTGCATGAATTTCAAACTTACCGCCAGAATAAACTAAACGTCCGGCCATGGAGCCGATCATGGTTTCGATGTTTGACTTGATGGAGTTAGCGGTATCGACAACACCGTCTATTGTGTATCGAACCTGACTTCCAGTTCCTGAAAGATTTATAGACTGATTAGATACACCTTTAGCTGTAGTAACTGAGCTTGTCAAAATATTAGATTCAGTCTCGCCCAGACCGTATTTTGTATCGCGTAAATAGTCATAAATACACAGTGCAGGGTTTTGCGACCACTCTATGATAAATACTGTGCCTGATCCTGACGTTGTGCCAGTAGCGTTAAAAACTGTGCCAACGGTGTTTGCAGTTGCACCAATAGCAGTAAAGTCTGTATCTCCGGCAGTAACAATTCGATATCTTTTGCCAGAAACAATTTGATCTGCGGCAATGCTAGTTGGATCAAGTACCTTTTTGCCGCGAATAACCGTAGATATGTTCGGCAGACCTTGAGCAAACTTCTCTTGGTCATAGGTAAGCTTGACAACCATATACGCTGTATCAAGTAGCTTATGGTCGGTTGTCCACTTGTTTGATGCGGCAACTAAGCCTGAATCTGCTGCTGTCTGATCGCCTTTATAGAATGTTATTGCGACATAGCTACCGTAATTATTTAGGTAATTAGTGCCGTCCCAAATCTTTTCATCGTTAAACCAGACTTCCTCATAGGCATCGATCTCATGCCCTGCAATGGCAGTCACTAAGTATAAATACTTATTATCAGTCCCACTTGACTCAAGAAAAACAACATTGCCACCAATACGCGCTCGACCATAAACGATCTTGCGAGAGTGGGCCGCCTCTCTTGTCATAACAGAGCGACCACCCATTTGAGTGCCTAAATCTAGCTTTGGCGCAAGAGCGCGAGAGACTAGCGATAGACCTGCACCAATTGCAAAAGCGGCAAATCCAGTTACGCTAAACAGTGTTGTAAAAAACAATCCTGTCCCTGCTGCTAACGCTACACCTGTCGCAGAGGCTATGCCCGCTAATACTGCTGTTGCCATTTTATTATCCTAAAAAACACTTGTGATAAACGCGCTCAAGCAAATTAAATCCCATGCGTAGCATTAAGTTATCAAAGGGAAATTCTGTTTTCATGTTTAACGTCATAAGAGAAACACCTTGCTCAATACAGTGTTCTTCAGCATATTTAATGAGGTCTGATCCTGTTTTGCTTTGTCGGTACTCTGGCTTGATATAAATAACGTCTGTCGATGCAAACGTGTGATCTTTGTGATGAATGCTTTTAGAAATCATTACTACGCAATAACCCACTAATTCTTTATCATCCCTTGCGGTAAAGACCCGCAATATCCCGGCTTGATCTAACAGCGCGTACTGTTCCCAATCAGGATTAAGTGCAATTGTTTGTTGATTTGGCTCTGTCTCTTGCCAGTGCTTGTCAAGTAAAGGCTTAATATCTTCTTTAACATTAGCAAGGCATTCGTGCCTTATAATCATGCAATATTACCAATGTTATTATTGCCAGCACCACCTTGATGACCATTATTACCGCCACCTTGCGCTGTACCTGTCGGCCTTCCCCATAGGATCTGTTTTTCAACAATAGCCGTTACATACTCAAAGCCTTTGTCAGTAGGATGATCTATCTTTTGATCCTCTGAGGTGTACCGTCTGACTCTTGATCGCTCAAAGGCAACAAGCTTATTCTCTACAGAAATGGTAATCGTGGAGTATTCACCTGCCTCTGCAATCGTCATTGTGTCCATGAACCCAGAGAAGATAATTACCGGATCAGCAATTAACGATCCAGAGTCATCAAATGCCCCTAGTCGAACTGTCAACTCTCGACCTTGATATTCGTGGTTCTTAGCCACAGCAATGAGCGATGATTTAACACCTGTTAGGCTGACATTGATCCCTGTTGCACTAACATCAGAGGTTTCTTTAATCTCGCTTATTGATAGGAGATCACCTAACCCTGTATAGGTTTCACTGTCATAGGTAAGATCGCCCATGCCTGTCCAGACATTTAGCTCGTTTGGGCTTTCTGCGTTATCAAATACCATGCGAACAAGAAAGATAGGGCGCGAGACTTTGGCTGCTGCCATTGTCTGCATAGCACTGGTAAGCGTTCTACTCATAGGGCTTCACAACAAGCGAACGTAAAACCGTACATGCTGGCTTCGTTTATCGACCAACCAATTTCATTAGAGGTCATGCGCCAAGTGCTTTTTGGTAAGCTAAAATCCACAGGTTGATTTGAGGTAATAGCAATACGCAAAGGCGGCTGGAAGTTTAACGTAGTCGATCCACTTGCCTTGTCCTCAGTCGTTATATAGAGATAGTTATTAATCTCAAAGTAAGTCCCTGCCGGAATAGCCTGTGCGCCTGATGTAAGCGTTAATGATTCAGCTCTTATGCTTGCAGAATCACAACCGTTATTCGACACAGTGCCTGTATGTAAAGGATTGCCAAAATAGAAAGTACCAGATTGTCCTTTAAGAGCAATAATGAATGCCTCAACACTTCTAGCCTCCGCATGACTTAATGGCGGCAAAGATACCTCTGCTTCCCATTTAGCTCCCTGGTGTACGTGTGTTTGCGTATCTAAAGTAAAAGGTGACTCAGAAACAGAAACAACTCTGCGGAGTCGCATTGACATATTCTGAATGCCAACAGAGGGAAAGGTTAAAGGCATTGGTTACGCTCCCGCCATTGCTTTAGAGAAGTTACCACCGCGCAATCTAGCATCTGCAACAGCGCCTTTAGCCGCTTGAGCTATCTGAGGCATTAGTTGGACGATCTCAGCACGTACGGTTTGCTGTACGCCTGTGGTTACGTTAATTGTTTGTTGAACAACAACACCAGATGACTGGCCCTTTGTATGGTCAATTACAGTCTCATTAGGATGAAGTATTGCAGGGAAACCGCCTTTTCCGTCTACGCCTCCAGATCGTGAGCCGTACCCGGTAAATCCACCACCGTCAAAACTACCCATTGGGTTTGATGAGTTTGTAGTTTCACTACCTCCACCAAAGAAACCTGTAATGCCATTAAATATGGATTGCGTTATATAATATTGAACTAGCATTTTGATAAGACTATCAATAACAGACTTTGCCATTGATCTCATAGCATCTGAAAACTTTTGAGCGCCAGTTATTGCATCAGTAAATGAATTTGTAAAAGTAGACATAGATCCGCTAACAAAAGAATCCATGCTTTTATTGAGATCAAACATGGTCGGTCTAACTCTTGCTGCTGCTTCGTTAAACAAGTCCATGCCTTGCCATAGCGGGGTGAACAATTTTCCCCACCAAGGTTGCTTGCCAAGAGCAACAACGTGGTTAGCTATATCATCTAATGAGTCTTGAGTCGCACTAGAGAAGTTTTCAACTGCATCTTGCGATTGTGTAAGTGATAAAAGCAAAGCATCAATGTTGATTGGTTCAATTAAGTTACTACCCTTGCCTTGCTCTTGTAGCTGTCGTAGCGATGCGACTATTTCTTTTTTCTTTTGCTCTAGTTCAGCATTGTTGTACCACTCAAAAATGCCATCATCACCCATAATCCTAAATCTGCCAAGATTACCGCCTCCGGTTTTAAGCAGATTATTTATGATGTCCAAATCTTTGTTTAGCGAATCAAAAGTGTCATCGCTAAACAGCCGGTTATATTCTGCCCTTGCGCGTTGCATGGAGTTATACATACCGATAACAGCATTACCAACTGATGCGCTTGCTCTGATTGCTGTTTTTGCACCTTCAATAAAGTCAATGGCTAGACTTCTACCAAACTGCTCAACTGAGCCACCTGCCTCATCAATTGCGCCTTTAAGCCTATTTGTAAATAGAGTAACAAGCGTTTCAATTGCGGGAGCTAAACCTGCTGTTAGCTGTTGAGTTACACCTTTAAACAGAGTCTTTAGCTTAGTGAGTGAATCAACCGCATCCTCAACACCGTCAGCCGCATCAGAGGACATAACAATGCCTAACGCTTTAGCCTCACCAAGCATTTCGGCAAGACCTTCTCTGCCTTGAGATAGGGTATTAACTAAAGCCGCGCCCTCACTATCAAACAGCTTAAACGCTAATCTGAGGCGGTCTGACTCATTTTTAACGCCACTAAACGCATCTGCAAGGACAAGCATTCTCTCATCCAAAGGCATATTGTTTAGTTCTGTCGCATCAATCCCTAGTTCACGAATTGCATCCTTGGCCTCACCTGTACCCTTTGCCGCCTCTGCTGTTCTACGTGTAAACCTTTGCAGAGCCATGTCCATCGTGGTCGTAGCAACGCCAGTTAGTTCAGCCGCAAAACGCAAACCGCTTAAAGCTTCAGTGGTTGTGCCTATTTTCGATGCAGTCTTAGCTAATGAGTCAATAGAGTTTAATGAGGATCGAACAAGTAAACCAAACCCAGCTGCACCTGCAACTCCAACTAACGCTGTACGCATACTAAATATAGACTTAGTTAAACCGCCTAAAGCGCGACCAACTGAACCAAAGCCTTTCTTGGTTTTATCAATCGCGCTAATCGTAATTTTTACGTTTTCAGCCATTGTTCTCACTCATTATTTTGAAATACGCCATCCATTCATTGAAATGGTTTACCGGCATTTGTTCAGCGTCAGAAATACTCATGTGCAAGCGATCAGCCAAAGACAAAAGATTCATCCTCGATTGATCGCGTCTTAGTTTTTTTCAGCTATCTCTGGACTTTCAATCTCTGCAAACATCTGGTTAGCAATCTCAGAGATCACCGTTGTCTCCTCACCCATCAGATCAATACGATCTTCAGCAGAGGTAAACAGCTTCTCACCAGACTCATCCATTGCCTTCATAAGAATTAGATCAACCATTGCTCCGACTGTCGTATTCTCAAGAAACTTAGGATGCTTTTTTTGCAACTCATTTAAGTCATAACAGCTAATAGAACCGCAATAGAGTTTGAACGGTACGCCTTTCTCATCAGACCAAGCCTCAACAACAACCTCGCGCAGAGGTATCGTCCTTCTTGATCTTAACTCCCTAGCCAAACCCATTAGTGAGCGCCTTCTGTAACCGCACCAGATGCCTGTATGCTAAAGCTTGCCTCAACCATGCCATCAAACGATGCATTGATTGACTTGCTTGTCACAACACCTGTACCAGAGTATTTCTTAGAACCTGATGCAGTACCTGATGGAGATACTTCAAAATCAACACTAGCGCGAGAGTCAAGAACTAACTGCTGTGCATCTGCCTGATCCCAATAGCACTCAATTGTGACAGTGCTTGCATCAAGACCTGCCTTGTAAGTGCGTGAAGTGTTACCCATTGAAGAATCTTCAATAGTGTCTGCGGTAGTCTCAATTGTGAACGAACGTATCTCTCCAACAACGGCAACTGCTTGCCCTGCTAGATTGAGCTTCACGACACCTGATTGACCTGTTACTGTTGCCATCTTGCCTTTCCTCTATGTTGTGCCGCGAGTGTATTGATACATCACGCGAACCGTTAAAATAACCCCACCGATGGGATCGATTTGACCTTCGTCAATTTCTATAGAAACAATCTGCGTATCTAACGCATGACCGCCTCTAGTTCTGTCAACATCCAGACCCTCTTCTATAGTCTCGATAATATTGTTTCTCGCCTGGTCTATTTCCTTGCCTTTTACAAAGCAAACCAGTTCATAGTTAATGGTTCCCATGCGCTTGCCGATTGAGCCGCCCACGGTAGAATCTTCACGATTCTCATCAGCCGTTCTAACTAGAACAGCCGGAAACTGTGCGTTGGATAATTTGTCAAAATCAAAAGGTTGCCGGGTTATGTATGACAACCGTATTGGTGTATGAACATCCTCTAGCGTTTGAACGATATTCTCAGCAATTAACTCTCGAACACTCATGCTAGGTTCCTCTCAAAGAAGTTTCTTAAACGCTTTTCATCACGCCTGTTGAAGCCCATAAACGGACGGCTTTTATTGTTAAAGGCGGCTTTCTTGTTGGCGTTTGCGTTAGCAAAGAATATCTCTGCTCTACTGCTATTAGCTTTTGTAGTCAGTGAGCTAATCATTTGATTTGTTAGCTGTAGATTAGGAATTGGCGATGGTGGCCCAGCACTTAAATCTGCTCTGCCTAACTTCCAATCTCTGTACTTTTTGGTGTAGGGTTTAAACGATCCCTTGTAACCTTTCCCCTTATCTAAATTGTCGATAATAATAGGGATTCCGGCTTGAGCCGTTCTTGATAACGCTAACTTAATGCTGTTTCTTAATGCTCTGCCGCGCTTCTGAACGCGCTTGGCAATATCTTTAGGCTTTATCTGGACGTTAAATTGCATTACCTAACAAGCCGACCATCGTTAATAGGAGTTTTTTCATCCTCATCAATGGTTCCGTCATTGTCATCGTCATACTCAACACCGTCTTTAAAGACAGCCTCGATCTCCTCGCCATAACGTGACTTGTAGAAATCAATCATCCCTAAGAATCTATCGTTATCAACCCAATTAGTCAGTTGAGGTAAAGCATATTTCCAGAGAACCAGGTAGGCACTTGATCGAGTCCACTGTGAGTCTGTTAGATACTGTGGCTTTAGCTCGCCAGAAAAGCCTCTTTTATCCCACCAATTAGCTCGGATATGCCTTTCTATATCTGACTGCGCCTTTGCGTGTTCTGTAGAGAATGAATCAATACCAAGGCTCAATATGTCTGGAGCGATTGCCAGTAAATCTGCGTCTGATGAAAATGCCATTACCATTTAACCTTGTCAGCCCAATATGCTGCCGATGCTGTTTTGTCTTTACGACCCTTTGCAATTTGCTTTGCAAATCGTGCTTTAAATGATCGCCTTTTTGCTTTATCTGACTCGCTCTCGTTCTTTCTTGGCGGCTTGTTATCTGCGCCCTTCTGACCAAAGCGAATCAATTTAATTTTGTCACCCTGTTTTGCTAATACCGCATGGCTTTTTGATCCGTGGCTTGGTGTTCTCTTAGGCTTGTTATAGCCCTCAAACTTCTCGCCTCGATAGGTGATTGCCATAGTTACTCCAAATAAAAAGCCCCACCCCCGAAAGGATGAGGCTGATCTAGCTTACAAGGTTGCATCACCAAGGATTTCAACACCGTAAGAGTCATCTAGCTCTGCAACACCGTATACGGCAGTTGCATTTAACTCTATGGCGCGTAGAGATGCGTCACGCTGTGGCTCAATGTTGAAGTCACGCTTCATTGCAATAGCAATTGCTTCTGGTGCAAATACAGCACCTTTACAGTCACCTGATCCGTCAACAGTGATATTTGCAGACTCATAAACATCAATCCCAGCAATTGTTCCAACGTATCCAGTTCGCATTGCTTCATTCTGAACATCACCACCGTTTGGATTAGCAAACGTGTTAGTTAGGCCAGACTTGATTGCAAACGCTTGGAAAGGATGCACAACGGCTGCCATTGGGCCAACAACTTTGTTAGCTCGCAAAGTAGCGGCTGCCTTAAACAGATCGGCAACAGAAGTCTCTGCACCGGCTGATCCAAATGAAGCTGAGAATCCATCAAACAGAGCGATTAAGTCCTGATCCATCTTGGTCGCAATAGCGTTACCAAGAACAGTTCCCAACTCAACAGCAGGGTTGCCAGCACCCATAGTTGCTACGTCTGTGAGAAGAACTTGCGCTCCAACCTCACCAACAGTAACAGAGACAGATGAAGTGCTAACAGTCGTTGATGACATGTCAGAACCTTCAGTCAAATCTGCTGCGGCTATTGCAGGGTACTTTGGTACTTGAATTGTTTTACCCGCCTCAGACCCAATGTTGTATTGAGTGACTAGGCCAAGCATGAGTGATTGCTCTTCTGCGGTAAACCGCGCCTGAGCGATGATATTGACAAAGAGATCGTCAAGAGTAGTACTGGTTGTTGCTGCCATGATTAATTACCTTTTCTATGGGCGAAAAAAAACCGCCAAATGGCGGTCTGTTTCGTGTGATTTAGATATTGCTATCGTTTATTAGAGGCTTGGAGTTTTGCGTAGGCATCTTTGCCCCACGTTGTCCAGTTCTCGTTCATTTCTGCCACAGTTGGAGGCTTCTGTGTAGAGCCACCTGCATTGCCCATACTTCCAGAGCCACCTTGAGTCGCTCTTACAAAATGCGGATTTGCAGTTAAAAATTCGGATACCGCTTCATTAACAGATAACAGATCGCCCTTATCGTTATACCGGGCAACAGAGTTGCTATCTAAAACCTCAACAGTTCCATCGTCTGACAACCTCACCTGATTTTTAAGTAGGGTTGAGACTTGATCTGGATTAACAGCGTTATTACTCGATGCGGCTGTCAACAAAGCACCGTCTACCAGTGTTTGATGCAACTTCGTCTTGTATGCGTTTATTTCCTGATCTTTCTTGCTTACTGTATCTTTAAGAATAGATTCAAATTCACCGCGCTCTTTTTGAGCTTGCAAGTTGGCCTCATCACGCTCTTTTAAAACCTGTCTGGCTTGATCTAAATCAATATCACCAATCTGGTTTTCAAACTTGCGGGATTGTCGTGCCAATCTATCAGCGATCATTTTGTCAACTTGAGATTGAGTAAACGTCTTATCCTGAGTTTCTACTGCCGCTGTCTCAGTTACAGCTTCTACTTCCATGATTTCATCGCTCATGTGTACGAACCTCTTTCGAGTAGTTAAAAAATCTTACTTCTTCATTTTCTTTTTTTTCTTTGGACGGCCAACTTTAGAGCCGTAAGTTCCTTTGCCTTTTGGCATGATTTAATCCTCAAACGTAGGTCTAAAATGATGGCGGCAGTTGTAACCGCCTCTAACAATAAACGGATCACCTGCGGCTTTACCTGCCCAACTCTGCGACCACGTTTCTTGTATCTCTTCGTTTGTAAATGTCTTACCAACGTGCTTTTTACAAAACTCCCTACTGTCTCTAATTAACGAGCCGTAATACTTCCATTTGGTAGCACCTGACTCTTTGCCTATCGCTGTATTTATCGAGGCATCAAATTGCATCAGGCTGTCTTGCATCATCTGAACGGAATAGCGTCTAAGGTTATTCCCTGCCCTATCTCTAGCGTAAAGCGTCCTTAGCTCTTCAACGGCTGCGGCTCTTTGTGCGGCTGTGCCATTAGCGGCTATGTCAACTAATCGATTAGCCTCTACAGAATCACTCTGTATATAGATGCCGTTAATACTTTGTCTTAGGTTCTTAACCGAGTCTTTAAACGCTCGCCCGGTTAGTGTTGACTGGTAAACCTCTGTGGCTAAAACATCCAAATACTCTGCGGCCATCGCCTCAAAGCCTTGGAAAGATAATCTTTGTAATTGTGTAATAACTGCGGCATCAACCTGAGTGAAGTCACCGTATGTCTTAAGCATGGCTAAAGCTGAGTTAGAGACATTCCTGTACTGGCTAACTGCCGCTTGTACCTCGGTTAGATAGACATCATCAATTAAACGTCTAAGCTCGGCTCTTGCAGAGATTGCCCACTCTAGGTCAAACAGTTGGCCATCGCGTATGGGTGCAGTTGCCATTAGTTCAGCAACGCGCTCCTCTAGCTCTTTTAGAGCTGTGACCATTCGCTCCTGGTGTTTGTCAGCTAACCGATCTAAGAGATCAGAGTATTCGCTCTCTGCTGACATTAGACTTCAATCTCATCATCCGTTTCGGTAAATTGACCAAGGACTTCTGTGTTTGTCACAATCTCTCTGTGAGCTAAGTCAAGCGCCTCATCATCAAGAACAAGATCAGCGATTTGCTTGTCGATGTTCTGCATTAACGTAACTGAGCGTATACCGCTTGCTCTTACACCCTGTAGGAACGCTAATTCTTTATCATAATCTCGAAGATCGAACGCATCAGGATAGGAAATCTCAACATCTGGGGTAACTTCTTGCCACTCACAGAACAAGGTAAACAATTGCTCTTCTGCAAGCTCTAATATGTCTGCCTTCTCGCTTAATTTAGCGTTTAACATCTGGAATTCTGTTTGCATAGCAACACCCGATTGAGTCATTGCCTGAGTACCGCGAACAGCGCCCATGTGGGACATTCTATTAATAGCCTCGACCTTATCGGTAATCGATGCTCTAACCGCATCTAAATTAGAACCACTTGGCTGCATTTGATAAGGCTTTAACCCCTGATCTATGTCATCAGGTAGATTAATGACCGCCCCTGCGCCCGCGCTTGCATCTGTGCCAAAGGTTTTAACTAGAGTTGGGTGATTAGATATTCTTATCAATTGCTCTATTTCTGAAAGCTCTTGGTATATAGCGCGTTGCATATAAGCAACATCAGAGAGATCAGATATGCCAATGCCTTTAGTCACTGATCGCTGTGCAGGTAGAAATACAGCGGGTATTTTGCCCAATGGATTATCCATCGTTTCAATCATGCGATCTTCATCTGCGACCACTTTCCAAGTCTCGATTCTATCTTCGCGCCAGACCCGGTAATAAACCTCTTTCTCTGTATCAGAGATATACTGAATGCTTTCCCTTACCTTAAGATAAGTTAGCTTAAATCGACCGCTAGGAGTTCTCTCCCACATCCAGTCAAACACGTTCTCTGGAGTAAATAGGGTAATATAAGGGCGTATATCTTGGGCTAACTCTTCAGCTCTTGTCCCTGCGTTTGACTTAGGCTTATCAAGCATCAGCCAGACATTACCGTAAACGCTCGCCCAGACTTGCGCCTCACGCATAAACGTATTCAATGAACGCCCTTCAAGATCACAATCCTGTAGGAACGGCTCTAGGGCTACGTTATTGGCTAAAGAATTAAACGCTCTTGTAGGCGGCACTCTCCAAAGAAAGCTTGAGTATATGTGTACGATGTTCTTGCTGTGGTTATCTAATGGCGTTAGATCAAGTCTACGGTTATAAGAATCCTTGTCCTCATTGACGTATTTAGTCAGGTAGGCTCCATCACGGTACTGCTCGCCACCCATATATGAGCGCAGATAAAATTCCCACTCGTCTTTGTGACGGTCATATTCTATGTGCGTATGTTCAATGTCTGCCATTTAAGTCCACCGCGTAGGCTGTTCTGTGTTGTAGTCTGTTCTTACCGGGAATAAGTATTCAACGAGATAACCCAAAGCATCGTTCATATGGTCATAGCCATCGTCTTTATTAGGTTGGCTAGTACCTTCCTTGTAGGTTTGCCGCTCTAGCGACTTAATCACTTGCTTGCATTTATCAGTAAAAAACAGATGTCTTTCCCCATTGCCTGACTTGAGCCGTGAATTAACCGCGTTAATACGATCACGAATAGCCGGGTGGGATGATCTAGCCTTTGTCATAAAGCCAGAGTTTTGTAATATAGATAGGTCTGTTCGACCTGCACTAGAAGTCTTTCTTTGCCGCGCTGCCGGATCAGGATAGATAATCGTCTGTCGATTGGGATAGCGTTGATGTATTTCTTTAGCCATCTCATCGGTGTTAGAACCGTAGATCACAATCTCATCAATGCAGATAAGTGTGTTGCCCTTACGTATAGCGACCACTGCGCTCATAGGATCAGTGTTAAAGTCCATGCCTATATGCAGAACACCGCCATCGTCTTTATATTTAACAACTGAGGATGCGCGTTCAAAGTTGTAG